CCGGCTGGCACCGCCGTGGCTGACGAAGGCCGCGTGGTTGTCGAAGCCGTCGTGCGCGTGGTTGGCGCTGCGACCGGTATCGTGGTCGGCATCATGAACCTGACGCACAATCTCGCGGCCACCGGCCATGCGCAGATCCCGTCGGTCAACGTGTACGCCACCAGCGCAGCGTTCGACAACACCGGCGACGAGCTGGTGGTCGGCCTGTGCTTGACCAGTGGCGCAGCCGATGCGATCACCATCGAGTACGTCGATGCGGAGTACGAGCGCTCGGTTGTCGGCAGCTGATTCCTCGACCCCTGAGAGCCGGGACTGCAGACCGGCTCTTTTTCCACACCACACCACAGGAGAACGAATATGCGAATCGCAGAAGTAATGGTCCGTCGTTCAGAGCACCACAGCGCCAAAGTCGAAGTCGGCGCGTGGGAAATTCTCATGCTCCAGTACGAGCACTCACCGGAGAAAGTCGAAATTCTCGGCTTCAAGCGCATCGAAGGCCGCGGCTATCCGGACCCGCAGCAGGAATTCGAACGTCTCGGTCAGCGCTACGGTATCGACACCGAGAGCGGCGCGAGCAAGGTATCGCTCGTCTACGGCCAAGGCCAGATGGGCGTCATGAATCTGCGCAACCTGATCGAGCAGGAGCGCAAGCAAGAGGACGGCACGGAAGTCCTCGAAACTGTATCGAATGTCGTGGAGCTGCCGGCAGCCCCGACTCCGGCTGCGCCCGCCCCGGCGACCGAAGTCATCCCGTCGGTCAAGTCCTCGACTCTCAGCCTGCCGAAGGGCAAAGACGCCGCGGCAGCGTAACGAATGGTGTGGTCTCCCGTCTTTTCGGGAGTTGTAAGGGGCGGCGCGGTACGGTAATGTCCTCGTCGCCCCTTCTTTTTGTTAGACGAGGAAACTGAACATGGCAGCAGCAGAAGTTTTGGCCCCGGGTAGCACAGCGGCAAGCTCCGCCGACATCGTCGTTGCGGCGCTTACGCTGCTTTGTTTGAAGGGCTCCGCCAACGGCGTCGGCCCTGGCGTCAACGCGGTCGTGCACGTCGAGCTGAAAGACGAGGACGGCTTTTACTGGCCGTTCGATACGCTCGCCACCATCGGCAAACGCGCTATTCTGCTCGAAGCAGCCGCGACGTATCGCGTGACGCGAGTAGCCGCCGGTACAGTGGGCGTTGCGGCGGACTACAACTGCGGCGTCTTCACGGGCTAAGCCCATGACGGTCACCAGCTATGATTTGACCGCAGCCGCACTCGGCTCCGGCATCATCGGGTTTCGCAGTGGCACAGGCGGCACGCTCGACCCGGCGAACTTCGACGGCGCCGCCGTGCTGCGGATCGAGCACGACCCCGCCGGATTGGCGGCGCTCAACGTTCGCATCACTGGCGCGCTCGCGCAAGATGATTTCGAGTCGATCACTATCTCCGATACGCTACTCGGCGACGTGACATTCTTGACGGCGACGGCGACGTTCGCGCTCGTCAGCGGCAACGCTCAGTGGTCGTGGCCTACGGCGGCGCTGTTCGCAGCGGCCGGCGTCTACGGAGTCGAAATCGATACCGGCATCGGCTACAACTGCGAGTGTGACGACACCACAAACTATGAGACGCTCGCTGAGCTGCGCGATCGACTTATGGTGCGGCTCGGCTACGCTGCGCAGGTCGATAACCCGCCGCCCGGCATGGAAGCGCTGCTCGGCGACTTCTTGCGGAGCGCGCAGCGTTTGCTGTACATGAAGTACAAAGAGCTACGCACGGAGCGCGTATTCACCTGGACGCTCGAAGAGGGAACTCGGTTCTATGACCTCGACGACAACGACGAGAGCTGCACGAAGCGCCTCAACGCGCTTAAGCTGTCGTGGGTCGGCGTCGAGGATTTGAACGGCGCGTGGATTCCGCTCGCTGCCGGCATTCCGCCGGAGTTCTACACCGGACTGCCGGTCGCGAACAGTCTGCCGCAACGCTACGAAATTCGGCAGTGCATAGAGGTATTCCCGCCGCCCGACGCCGCCGGCTACCGGCTGCGCGTCAAAGGACACTATCAGCTGCAAGCGTTCACGGCGGACGACGACCAGACCACAATCGACAGCGAACTGGTGTTCCTGTGGGCGCTTGCGACCGCGAAGGCGCATTACGGACACCCTGACGCGAACAACATCGCCGCGATGGCGAACGATTACCTCGGCCGCCTCGTCGGCGGCTCGCACGGCACTCGGCGCTATGTGCCCGGCACGGTCCCGCTGCCGCCGGCAGTGCGCCCCGCGATGCGAGACGGCTTCGATGCGTGATGCACCGCTTACTGTCCTGAAGGGCGGCATCAACCGTCTGCGCACCAAGGGCGGAGCCCGCGCAGACAACCTATACGACCTCCTGAACGGTTATCTGACCGAGGACGGAACTGTGCACGTCCGGCCGGGATCGTTCCTTGTGGCGACTCTGCCGGAGGCTACGTACGGCCTCGTCTACTTCAACGGCTCGCGGCACACGTTCGCAAGCTCGTCGGTAGCAGTGCCGACTGGTTACACGCTGCACGTCCTGTTTCATCCGGAATACGACCCGGACGATGACGACCCGACGCAGTTTGAGCTGGCGAAGGTTCACTTCGCGGAGCCGTTTCTAGGCTTCCTGTATGTCGTCGCGGAGTTCGCCGACGGGCAGGTTTTCCACTACTGGTTGCAGACCGGCGGAACGTGGGAAGCGGACACCGTCTACAACGACGGCGACGTTGTCGAGCCCACCGTGCCGAACGGCCTCGCATATCGCGCGACGCGTCTCGGGTCGCCGCTGCCAAGCTGGGCTCCGAACGTCGCGCGCACCGAAGGCCCGCCGCCGGATCAGATCGAGCCGACCGAGTACAACGGTTATTTCTACACCGTGGTTGACACCATCGGTTCGAACCCGCAATCCGGCACGACGGAGCCGGACTGGCCGACCGAGGAAGGCGCGCAGATTTTCGAGGACACCGAAGGCGTCGTCAGCGCGACTCCCGCTACCACCGCGCCCCCCAGCACGCAGACCCCGACATCCGACGTTGTGAATAGATACCGCAGGGACACCCGATGACGACACCCGCTTGGAGTCCAGGTACCCTCTACTCTCCGGGCGCGCTCGTGCGGCCGCGCTCCGCTTCGCCCGTAGACGTGGGGCAGCCCGACAACGCCGGATTCGAAGACGGCGATCTCAGCGATTGGGATTGGTCCACCGCGGGCGGCGCGAACATCGACCCGACGGTGCAGAGCACGCACAAGTTCCAGGGCACGTATGCACTGCGCTGGGTCGGCGCTGCCGGCTCCGTCGAAGGCGGCCGCGCGCTCGACCTTGTGAGCGAGGAACGCGCCGTCGTCACTCCAGGGCAGAACATTCAGGGCGAGTGTTACATCATGTACAACCCCGGCGGCTTCACGCCGGGCTCGTCTGGCTTCGCGCGAATCTACTGGTACGACGCGAGCAACGTTCTCATTTCCTCGACCGACGGCAGCGACGTAGACAATACCCTCGGCGCGAACCGCTGGGGCAACTCGCAGGTCATCGGCACCGCGCCGGCAAACGCTGCGTTCGCCTCACTCGGCGCACGCCTCCTGTCGAGCGGTGGCGACATCTACATCGACAACCTCAGCTGGAACTACGCGTCGCAAGGCGTGCCGGACGGTCTAATTTTCAAGGCGGTCCAGGCGGCCGCCGGGTTCAGCGCGAACGTCGAACCGACATGGCCGACTTCGCTCGGTAACACCGTCGTGGACAACGAAGTTACGTGGGAAGCCGTCGCGACCTCGCGCGTGACGTGGGAAGCTGAACCGATTCTGAAGTCTGGTTCGGTCGAGCCGACGTGGCCGACACTGCCGGGTGGCAATGTCGCCGACAACGGCAAAATCGCGTGGCTTGCGATAAGCCGGCGCATAGAGGACGAGAACTGCCCGAACTCAAAGGCGGTCGTCATCGCGGCGTCTAAAGTGTTCGCAGCGGACGAAGACATCATCAGATTCTGCGCAACCGTCAACCCGCTCGATTGGACAAGCGCCGACGACGCCGGCTATCTGCCGTTCGGTCTAAAAACCTACGGCTCGAATCCCGTCGCCGTGCTCGGGTTGTATCGCGCGAATCTCGTCGCGTTCAACTCGCAGGGCTTCCAAATGTGGCAGGTAGATGAAGACCCGGCAAACATGGCATTTCTCGACGCTGTGCCTGTCGGCAGCACGTACTACCACGCGTGGGTTCCAGTAGCGAACGACCTCGTCGGCCTCACGGCGACCGGCGTGCGCAACCTGAGCATCGCGGGTGCGTCTACGAACCTGCAAGCCGACGGTGTCGGCGAGCCAATCGACGCGCTCGTGCGCGCAGAAATCCGCGCGCTCACGAGTGACGACGATGTGTTCTCGTTGTTCTGGCCGGCGACCGGTCAGCACTGGACGATTTTCGGAGACGAAGCGTTCGTACTCACCATCAACGG